AGACTTACTACGAAGTAATCTTTGACTAACCCTCTAGCTCTCTGTAGAACTTCTGCACGAGAAGCCTCCCCTTCTGGGTCAGTCCGTACCTAACCCTGTAGTTGTACTTCGTCTCATCTCGGAAAAGATGATCCTCGTACGTATCTGAAGGGGTCAATTTGTCAAAGTGCTTGTACAGGTACCCCGCCCTCTTCATAGGGTAGATGATTCTATTCGAAAGGTTTGTCTTGTTCATCTCGAGGTCCTGCGAGGCGTAGTCTATTGTAAAGAACTGTAGGTCGTACGCCCATAGAAGAAACTCAAGATCGGAGAAGGATATCTCCCATTGAGACGTAACCTTCTGACGCATCTGCTTAAGTCTCTTTAGATTATTCCTTTTGATATACTTCTTATCTTGTCGACTAAAGTCGCGGAACATCCGCTTCTTGGGAACTTTGCTTTTGGGCATAAAATATTAGCTATGATGGATGATGATTTCTTGATGGAGGTTCATAGACTGGCGATCGAGCTCGAACTGCTGATCGACAAGTACGATATGCGAGATAGGGTCCTCTCTATGATGGTTGTGGGGGTACTCGAAGCCATGGAGGACGAAGAGGATAAGTCTCGCATGAAGGCAATATACTCCCACAACATGCACGATGAGTTGGAGCTGCAGACTCTGATTGATTTTGCCACAGAGACCTGGAAAGAGAACAAAGATATAGACCGAGGCCTTGACTTCGATGATCTGTTTGACGGATTGGGCATATCTTTGAACTAAAATTCAATATGGGGCTTATTAGAAAGATAATCATTGGGAGGGATCCCAAGGATGCCATGGCGTACTTTGTGGGGATGAGAGCAGGAGGGGGCGAGGTTAGTGCCATCGTCATGGATGAAGAACACCTAATTAGATACAGTCGAAAGAGATATCTCGTATATTTACAGCAGGACGGTAGCCAAGTGCTATGGAAATCTGTAGACGAGATGCCGTGCATAATTGAGTACGACTGTAACTTTTAATTCATGAAAACCTTAGAGCTGTTTGTCGTTGAGTTGGAAAAGCAACTCAAGGACACTATTAAGACGGACAGCGGTTTCGAGCTCTACGTAGACTCTAAGTTCAAGGACTTCGAGCATAGAGTAACCGACGGTCCCGTGGTGTGCTCACCACTTCGATACGACACAGGCGTCAAAGAGGGGGATACGCTGTACTTCCATCATCTAGTGGTACTTAATGAGGGTCAAGTGCTTACTGGTGTGGACAAGCACTTTCTTGTCAGGTACGATCCAGAGCACACTGTAAACAATCAGGCTATTGCCTACAAGTGCAAAGACACGGGGGAAATAAGACCTCTGGGTGGCTGGGCTCTTCTCGAGCACGTAGAGGAGATAGATCCAGGAAAGCAGAGCGATCTTATCGAGGTCGTAAAACTCGAGGAGTCTCAGGTGACTAAGGCTCGAGTGGCTTTTACTGCCCCGTGGATAGAAGAGCTTGGCCTCAAGGTTGGAGACATTGTAGGTATCAAGAAGGATATGGACTACAAGATCTTCATCGACGACAAGCCGTACTACAGAACACGCTCAGAAGACCTTCTCTATGTCGAGGAAGAAGTTCACAACGATTGAGGCAGCGGGGCGCTTGATGGCGTCGATGGAGGTTGCGATCAACAACATGATCGACGAAATCAAGAAACCTGTTGATCCTGAGATCAACGGGAGCGCGCGCAAGGCAGAGCTGCAGTCCATCAAACAGACGGCCACGGATTGTAAGGAGCTTCTGGTAGAGCGCCAGAGGCTAGAGCAAATGATCAAAGACCTACAGACAAATGGAGGAATCGAAGAAGCCAAAGACTACAGCGGAGGTTTCGCTGAGAGATTCTCTAAATGATTGGCAAGATTTAATTTACAGATATGAAAAAGCACGAAGAGATTTAGATCACAAGTTCTGGGAGGAATCCTGGAACGAAGAATAAGTTGGTTTTCGTCAGGCGGCCCACTACGCAATATGGGTCTATCAACTGGGGCGTAGTTCAGTTGGTTAGAGCGTCTGTCTTATACACAGGAAGTCGCGGGTTCAAGTCCCGCCGCCCCAACAATTCATTATATTTGTAACCATGAGGCTCAAAAAGAGAGACTACAAGAAAGAGTACGCTAAGTACGGGAAGGGCGACAAGGCCAAGAAGTACAGAGCCAGGCTCAACAAAATCAACCGCCGTAAGGGTACGTACGGAAACGGTGATGGTCTCGACGAAGCGCATGTGGGCACATCTGACAAAACCAAAAAGCAACCTCAGTCTAAGAATAGGGCCAACAACAGGCCAAGGATTAGGCGAAGCAGGTAAATTCAAGCGCTCGTAGCTCAGCTGGATAGAGCATTTGCCTTCTAAGCAAACGGTCCCAGGTTCGAATCCTGGCGGGCGTACAAATTAATTACACTATGGCTGAATACATTTGCGCGTGCGAAGAAAAGCACGAAGAAGAAAAGACAGGCGTGTCCATCAAGTTCGGTAACGATGGGGCCTACCATGACATCAAGTGTCCGTGCGGTAAGTACATGGAGGTCAAGAACCCCAAGTCAGGCGTGGCATCCTTTAAGAGAAACCGACTCGGTCAGGTTTTCTGATGTCCGTCCTTGTAGACATAGAAGAATATGATATCCCTGCTATCTCGATTTGTCCCAACGGTACGCAAGGTGAGTGTATTGAGCGTGGTGACCTACTCATTGTGCTTCCCGCTCAGCCTCCCGAAAAAGAAATTGCGGGATATGGAAAGCCAGACGACATGCAGGTGTGGGAAAGGATTCCTATGCCTGCAGAACTGTCTCGTATTAACTCTATGGATGAGTGGGGGGAGATGCCAAGGGAGTTTCGGCAGAAGTTTTCTCCGTATATCGAGGAGGAGTTTCGCCGTCGGCGTGAGGGTTTTTGGTTTTTTAATGCAGGTAGGCCTACGTATATAACGGGGAGGCACTACATGATGCTGCAGTGGACGAAGATCGATATAGGGTATCCTTCGTATCTTGAGTTCCAACGCGACATCTTTCTGCACATGGCAGCGTGTGAGGCGGATCCCCGATGCTTGGGTCAGCTATACACTAAGTGTCGGCGGAGCGGATACACAAATATCTGCTCTGCCGTACTGCTAGACGAAGCCACACAGGTAAAGGACAAGCTGATGGGTATTCAGTCTAAGACTGGTAAGGATGCCCAGGAGAATATATTCATGAAGAAGGTTGTGCAGATGTTCAGGCATTACCCCTTCTTCTTCAAACCCATCCAAGATGGTACCACGAACCCACGCATGGAGCTGGCTTTTCGCGAGCCGAGTAAGAGAATCACGAAGAATAATAAGACTTCGCAGAAGGGCGAGGCTCTTAATACGGTAGTCAACTGGAAGAACACCACCAACAACGCGTATGACGGGGAGAAGCTTCACCTGTTGTATCTGGACGAGGCGGGGAAGTGGGAGAAGCCCACAGACATAAGGGACGCATGGCGCATTCAGAGAACCTGTTTGATAGTCGGGCGTAAGGTTGTAGGGAAGGCTCTGGTCGGGAGTACAGTAAATCCTATGGACAAGGGCGGCAAAGAGTACAAAGACCTCTGGGCCGACTCGGATCCAATGGATCGAAACGCAAACGGAAGAACAAAGAGCGGTCTCTACAGACTGTTTATGCCAGCATATGAATCATTAGAAGGTTTTTTTGATGTACACGGACGACCAATCATTGAAGATCCTGATAGGCCTGTGGATGGTCTTGACGGTGATCGCGTTATACAAGGGGCGAGGACGTACCTGAAGAATGAACGCGAGAGCATGAAGGACAATCCATCCGAACTAAACGAGATAACTAGACAGTTTCCGTTCAGCGAGGATGAAGCCTTCAGGGACAGTATCGATGGTAGTATCTTCAATATCGGCAAGATCTATCAGCAGATACAGTACAACGATGAGCTATACCCAAACCCAGTGGTTCGGGGAAACTTCATCTGGAAGGAAAAGGACAAGGAGGTGGTTTTCTCCCCAGATCCTAACGGTAGGTTCCGTGTGGCTTGGATGCCACCCACGGAACAGAGAAACGTAATACGCCGAGACAGAGGTAAGCTCGTCGCCCCCTTCGCAGACAGGGGATGCGGCGGGGTTGACTCGTATGACCTCGACGCTACGGTAGACGGGAGGGGCTCCAAGGGGGCGCTGCATCTGTACAACAAGTTCCACATGGAGAACCCATCGAACATGTTTGTCGTGGAGTACGCATCGCGCCCAGACCTAGCCAAGATCTTCTACGAAGACGTTCTCATGGCTGCTTTTTTCTACGGGTACCCACTCCTCGTGGAAAACAATAAGTACGGTATCGTAAGATACTTTGAATCAAGGGGTTACGACGGCTACTTAATGGATAGGCCAGCTCACCTTAGGACACCCAACTCGAAGGTGAACGTCAAGACCAAGGGTATCCCGTCTAACTCTCAGGATGTTATACAGTCTCACGCGCAGGCTATCGAGGCATATATCCACGAACACGTGGGTGAGAACTACGATAGTGGGGACTACGGCAAGATGTATTTTAATCGTACCTTGGAGGACTGGATAGGCTTCAAAATCAACGACAGAACCAAGTACGACTTGACAATCAGTTCTGGCTTAGCTTTGCTCGCAGCCCAGAAGGTGAAACAGAAGCCGAAGTCAGACTTTGCGGAGAAGACGTTTTTTCGCAGATATAAGACGATCGGATGATTTATTATATTTGCAAAAATGTACAGTACTGGTAACATCAATCAAAAGGGGAGCTTTCCAGATCCTCTGGCCGACCGCGCAAAGAAGTCTTCTAAGGAGTACGGCCTTCAGTACGCACGAGCCATCTATTCCCAGTGGGGCAAGCAGTCCGACTCGACCTCTCTCATGGGGAAGAGAAACAAGACGTTCGAGAGAAATAGGGATTACGCGAACGGCAATCAGGACACTTCTATATACAAGCAACTTCTCAACTCGCTCTCCCCAAACAAGGGGGATGGTAGCTTGTTGAACCTGGATTTTACTCCAGTACCCATTCTCCCAAAGTTCGTTCGTGTTGTAGCGAACAAGATCCTGTCTCGCAATCCGTATCCAAACCTGGAGTCGGTGGACCCTTTGTCTTCTTCCGAGAAGAACAAGAAGAAGGACAAGATGCGTGTGCAGGTTCAGAACAAGGATGCCCTGCTGCAGCTGAAGGAGACGACAGGCATCGTGCTCGATATGGACCCAGAGGAGATTCCAGACTCTTTGGAGGAGGCGGAGATCTTCTTGGATACGAACATCAAGACGGACGCAGAGATTGCAGCGCAGATTGCAACCAACATGACTCTGCAGTGGTCTAACTTTAACGACACCACCTACAGAAGGTGTGTCAACGATATCGTGACCTTGGGTATAGCCGTCTCGAAGAGAGACAACGATCCATCTCACGGTATTTCAGTAAAGTACATCGACCCTGTAAACTTTGTACACAGCTACACAGAGGACCACAATTTCGAGGACCTTGTATACGCTGGTCACGTAGAGCGCATCTCTATAGGTGAGCTCAAGCGTCAGATGGCTGGGGAGAAGCCAGAGGAGTACTTTAAGGAGATTGCCAACAAGGTGAAGACCAATGCAGGCAACAATCCTGCGGACTACAGCAAGACTCGTTACGACGAGAGAATGCAGCGCACGGAGTATGGGTACGACAACTACATGGTTGACGTGCTTTCTTTTGAGTTCATCTCCGTAGACTGCATCTACTTCGAGGAGAAGGAGAACAAGTTCGGGACCTCTAACTTCTACATGAAGGGGTACGAGTACAAAGAGCGTAAGAACTCTGTGTTCGAAAGAAAGCCTCACAAGATGGAGGTGGCCTCTGTTTACGGGGGTAAGTTTGTTGTCGGCACCGATTGCATCTTCGACTACGGCCCCATGAAGAACGTTCCGAAGAACGTCCATGACATCACCAGAGCGCGTATGTCGTACTCTGTGGCCGCCACCAACCTGAGGCGCATGGTCCCCAAGTCTATGGTGGAGAGCTGCACGGGTTTTGCAGACATGCTGCAGCTTACGCACCTCAAGATACAGCAAGCGGTGGCCAAGGCCAAGCCAGACGGCTTGATCATCGACATCGAGGGCCTGGAGAACGTCCAGCTCGGCAAGGGTGGTGAGTTGCAGCCGCTAGAGCTTCACGACATCTACGAGCAGACGGGTGTCTTCTACTACAGAAGCAAGACTCCTGAGGGGGCACCTTCGGCACCACCGATTCAGCAGATACCAAACGCAATTCGGAACATCAATGAAATGATTGCGTTGTACAACCATTACATGCAGTTGATCCGCGACACAACGGGGATCAACGAGCAGATGGACGGTACAACTCCGAAGGCCGACGCTTTGGTTGGCGTTCAGCAAATCGCTATCCATCAAGGGAACAACGCGATCCACGACATCACAAACGCCTCACTCGCTCTCTACAAGCGGGTTTGTCAGGATGTGGTCAAGTGTGTTCAGATTATTCCAGAGGATTCGATACTGTACAACATCTATGCTAACGCCATCGGCGAATCAAACATGGGTGTTTTGAACTCCTTTAGAGAACTCCCCATGTACAACTTTGGCGTAATGGTCGTCAGAGACATGGAGGATAAGGATAAGGAGTATCTGGAACAGAACATACAGATGGCCATACAGCAGGGTCAAATTGACCTTGAGGATGCGATTGCTGTTCGCAACATGCAGGATGTGAATCAGGCAGAGAGATTGCTTATGCTGCGACGCAAGAAGCGCATGAAGCAGCAGCAAGAGCAGGCGGCTCAGAACTCTCAGATGCAGGGTCAGCAGGCTCAGCAGGCAGCTCAGGCAGCTGCTCAGGCCGAACAGCAGAAAGTGCAGATGGAGGCTCAGATCAAGCAGCAGGAGATGCAGCTCAAGGCGCAGCTCGACATGCAGCTCGAGCAAGCCAAGCATGAGATGCGCAAGGAGATAGAGATGATTAAGGCTCAGGCCACCCTCGGCTTCCGTGAAGACGATCAGAACTTCAAAGAGAAGATTGAGGTCATGAAGGAACAGAACAAAGATCAGCGCCAAGCGCAACAGCTCGAGGCGCAGGTAGAACAGCAAGAACAATCGTAATGGCTACAGCAAACTTAGACATATCGGAAAAGCTCGATATCGTATGCAAGAGAGGGGATTCTTTCTCTATGAGCATTACGATGACAAATTCTAGTGGCACGGCTATAAACACATCTAACTATGCTTTCAAGCTTATGGTCAAGAGCAAGGATATAAGCGGAGGCCGTGAAGCTGGTATAAACCTGCCTGTGTCATATGATTCGACCATACTCACAATAGATGGCGTAAGCGGAAGCAGTAGCGGCGTAGCCACCTTTAGCGCGACGGCCTCTACGATGGCGGCTATAGATCCTGGGGTCTACGTATACGACATTCAGTACGACAACGACGGCGAGATAAAGACGATTCTTGAGGGCTTGTTCAAAGTGAATCCTGATGTCACTTTCTAAGTACGGTCATGGCAATAACCGTAAATACAAATGATCAGATAAATCTATCTGTAAGCGTTAATGGTGGGGCACCCATAAGCTACACCACTAATGCCACGTCTGTATCTGTATCCCAGCCGTCTGTAATCAATGTGGAGGTCACCTCCAAGGGTCCCAAGGGGGACCCAGGTGATGGCGGTGGCAGCGTACTTTACAACAACTCCGAGGAGACTCCAGCTACTGTCGGAGGCATTGCTCAGGGAAGCACGTTTGTAAATCAGACGATGCAGCAGATGTGGGACGCGCTGCTTTACCCGTATCAGGAACCCTCGTTTACTTCTTTCGCCATATCTGGTCAGGGCAACAATTTGGAGTGCGGAGACACAATAGGCCCTAACCCTACGTTTACGTGGACGGTTTCTAATGGCGACAACATCGAGGATGGAAGTGTCTCTATTACAGATGTTACTGCTTCTGCAACCGTTTCAAGCGGTAACAACTACGATGTCTCTCCACTTGCGACTACTTATGCGGCTGTGGGCTTAGACGCCCCTGGGCGTTATACATTTAAGATTCAGGGAGAAAGCACGAACTCTGAGACCTTTAGCGAAACAAAGAGATATACCTTTTATTTTAATGGGTATGCGGGTCCAAATACGTCCGAGACGTTAGATGAAGATCAAATAAAGGATCTTCAGATTGGAGGCCAGGTAGGTGCGGGGACCTTTACCCTCAGCGCTCTGTCTGGGGGATATAAGTTTTTTGCATTCC